TCGGGGGCGGTGCCGGGCGCGTAGTACTGGCCGAACATCTGCGACCAGTCCTGAGCGATGTTGGCGCCCTGCGCCTGGGCGCCGAGCGTCTGGGCACCCACGGCCGGCGCGCCACCAGGGCCGTACCACTGCCCGAATTGACCGGTGAACCACTGCTCCTGGGGGTTGTTCCACTGGCCGTTCCACATGCCGGTCTGGTTGGCCGTGTCCAGGCCCTTCTGCCAGTTGAACTGGTCGCGCGCTAGCTGGGTGGCGGCGGCGCTGTTGCCCTGGTTCCAGGCTTGGCCTTGCCAGGCACGGGCGTCGGCGGAAGCCAGCAAATCGGCGTAGGTGGGCATGCGCGGTTACCTCCCTGGAATTCCCTGCCACTGGCTCACGCCAGCCGGCCTGCTGCCGTACCAACCCGGATACCAACCCCGCTGGAGGGCCTGATCGAGCGCAAAGTCAACGCTCGCCCGCCAGGCGGCAGGGTCACCTGGCTGGTAGCCGGTGGCCCTGGTGAAGTCGTTGCCCATGCCGGCGGTGGTGCCGTACTGCTCGTACCCAGATCCACCATAGTGGAGTTGGAACGGCCACCAGCTACTGCCAGTGGGGAACGTGCCGCGCACGGCCGGGTCGGTGAAGGCTGGCTGGTCGGGTTTCTGTGGGTCGCGACCACCCTCGAAGTAGGCCACGCTCATGGCCGTGGCTGGATCGATACCACGCGCACGCGCGGCCTGGTCGATGTAGTTCTGGATGTCGCCATGCGACGGGGCGATGGCACTCGGGTCCGCAATGCTGGCGCCGATGCGATTCAGGCTCTCCGAGACTCCAGGCGCCTGGTAATCAGAAAGCGGCACCACCGCCTCGGGACCGGCCTCACCGATCAGCGCCACGGTCGGCTGCGTCACCACGCCGCCAGCCGCCATCGGACGTATCCCCGGAGGTGGCATCATGGGCGGGCGTGGCGGAACGGGCATATTTGGAGAACCTATCGGTGGGCCTGGGCCGCCTGCACCTGGCGGTAAGCCGGGTGGAGGACCTGGCGGCGCGCCTGGAGGTGGTCCTGGGGCGCCTGGAGGCCCTGGCGCCGTCTCGTGAGGCCACTGCTGAGGCACTTCGATCGGTGGTGGAGCAGGGATTTTCAACTCCGGATACGCCCGAATAACCGCCTTGTAGACGATGCCGAAGCCCTCCACCCCGAGGCGCTGAAGCTCCTGGGTGCGGCCCTGCACGTTCGGCGTGCCGTCGGGGTTGAACAGCCGGCTTCTGTAGTACTCCAGCTTCTGGGTTTCGCTGATATTGGCCGAAAAGGGCGCCCTGGTCGGGGCGAAGGCAAGCGCGATCTCCGAAGACGTCTGGTCGATCCAGAGCGCCAGGTCGTTGGCGATTTCGTCCAGCGGGTTCGGGCTGCCCGGCATCAGCAGACGCCCTTCCGCTCGTGGTGATCGCGCAGCCAGGCGATCTGGTTCTGCAGCATCTCGCGCGCGCGCGCGACATCACTATCCGGGGTCAGCATCAGCGCCTTGATCTCGTCGTACAAGGCCAGCGCCTCGCGCATGGTGAGCAGCACCACCATGCGGCCAGCGTGGTGGAACTCTTCGGTACGCGCGCTCATGCGGGCATCGGACCTCTTGGCATGGGCACCACGGGTGTCCCGGGGACGCCACCTGGCGGCATGGCCGGACCTCCACCACCCGGTGGAGGCGGTGCGATGGGGAGGCCTTGTCCCGGTGAGGGCACCGGGTTGGGCGGCATGCCGCCAGGGCCTGGAGTTGGGGGTGCTCCAGGCGTCCCACCGGGCACCCCCGCCGCACCTGGCCCCGGCGGGCCAGCCGGAGGTGCGCCAGCCGGTGGCGCCCCGCTCAGCATTTCTGGCGTAAGGCCCGCTTGCGCCATACGTGCCGAGCGGATCGTGGCGATCTTCTGGAAGATGGAGGTCTTGAGTTCCTGCTGGATCTCCTGTGAATTCTTGAGATCGTGCAGCAGCCAGCTTTTTTCCACTTCGTCGGGGTTGCCGCCGGAGCGCTCGACGGCGTCCTCGTAGGTGATCAGCTTGAGTTGCATCTTCTCGCCGATGGCGCGCGTCTCGATGATCTCGTTGGAAGGCGTGCTGGGGGCGAGCTTGCACTCGTAGCGATGCACGCCCTTGAGGTCGTCCGGCCCGACGCCGAGCCAGGTCGCCTTGGTCATCCCGCCGATGGTCTTCTTGCCCTTCTTGGCTTCCTGCTCGCCCCAGGCGTACACCTTTTCGCCGATGCGGTTTTCGATGAGCCAACTCTCGAAGCCGATGCGCTCGCCCAGGGCCACCTCAGCATTACTGACGATCGGGTCCCAGCCCAGCCGCGCCAGGTAGGCCGCCTGGTTCAGGGCGTAGCCCGACTGGTCACTCGCGACCATGCCCTGCACCACGCTCGGCAGCGCCCATTCCAGCATTTTCTGGATGTTTTCGATGAGCTTGTCGGCGTCGGCGCCCGAGCGGGGCTGGTCGATCGGGGCGATGTCGAACGGGAACAGCTTGCCGGGCTCGATCTGCTGGGCCTTGCTGCCCTGCTCGCGCGCGTCACTTCCGTAGGGCATGGCCGGTAAGCCCGGCAGCACCCCTGGCGGGGTGGTCTTTTTGAAGGCCGGGTAGGCGGTCATGTACGCCGCCTGGCCCTGCATCGTCAGCAGAGAGTTCAGCAGTGGGAACAGTCTCAAAAATCCGAACAATATCGACAGTCCGGCGTGCTCGGGCAGGCGCGAGGCGGTGGTCACGCCCAGGGCGTGGAAGTAGGGGCCCTTCAAAGTCTTGAGCACGGGGTCGCCGTACGGGTGGCGCAGCACGCGGCACAGGGTGGCCTGGCCCAGGGCGCCGTCGCCCCGATTGCGCTGGCCTGGGCCGCTCAGCAGGATGACCTGGCTCTGGTAGTCCCAGGCTTCGATGCAGCGGATGGTGTACTCGTGCCCGCCACTGTAGCCGCGCATCATCGAGTGCCACTCGGCGCGGGCAAGCTCCATCGCGCGCGGGTCCAGGCCGCTCCAGGTGTGCGGGTCGACCACGTCGCCGTTTGCATTCAGCCCGGCGCCGAAGCGCTCCAGCGCCTCCATGTACGGCAGTTCCTTGATCTCGACGCAACTCGTGAAGCCGTTTTCGTTCTTGGTGTAGTAGAAGCTCTCGGGCGGCACATCAGTTGAGCAGATGGGGTAGGGCGCGGCCAGCTTGTACTCCTCGGTCTGGTGGTCGTACATCAGGTCCTTGGCGTGCTGGTCATACTCCGCATTCGAGTCCAACTGGTTCTGGAGATCACCCGATTTCTTGTCGTACTCGCTCCACGCGGCCCTGGTGCGCTCGACGGTTTTGATGATGCCCTCGCCCTTAACGGCCATGCTCCACATAAACAGTCGCAGCAGTTGCCTTCTGGCCTCCTGCTCCTGGCGCGTCCAGCTAGCCTCGAAGAACTTTTCCCTGAGTGTGGAGTTCTGCTGGTAGATATCCCCGAAGCCGATCGGCTTGAACACGGTGGTCATCGGGTTGACCGAGAGCGCGGCGGTGACGGTGGTGGCGATGTGCAGCGCCAGCGGCGATCTCACCTCGATGGCGGTCTTGCGGTAGGCGTCCGGGATCTCCACGTCGAGTTCGCCAAAGAGCACCGCATCGATATCCCGATATAGCTGGTCGCGATCCGAGAACTGGCGCTGCAAGTCCTGGGCAAGCTCCAGCGTGGCCCGCTCCATGGCGTCCTGATCGGATGACTTGGAGGGCTTGAACCAACCGGCGGGCGGCGCGCTGGAGGTCATCTCATTGCTCCGCTAAAAAGCTGACTTCGTTCAGCGAGGTCCACGAGGTGCTGTAGGTGCCGCCCTTGACCTCGTTCGACAACGTGACGCTGCCGTCGGTATACACGTCGATGCGTACAGCGCCGGTGGCGTTGGCGACGACGAATAGGTAGTACTGGCCTGGGCGGTAGCCGGCCGGCAGCGTGCTAATGTTGGTACCAATCGCGCCGCCCTGCACCAGGCCACGCAGGCGCACCGTGCCATCCGGGAACTTGCGGTACGCGCCCGGCCCCCAGGGGCTGCCGTAGCTGGCCCAGGGGCTGGCCAAGCTGAGCGTGACCCAGCTATAGCCGCTGGTGATACTGACCGTGCCACCGCTCTGGGGTGCCAGGGTGATATTCCTGGCGGCAATGGAGAGGTCCTTCCAGGCCATGTTGTCGCGGTCGTACGACTGGAACGCCGAGACTCCATTCGCCGGGTTGTAGTACATCTCCAGACCCACGCCCGTGGTCGGGAAGCTGGGGCTGGCGTTGGCCTGTTGGACGGTGCGCAGAAAGCCCACATCCACGTTGCCCTTGTGGGTCCACAAGCCGGAGGTGCGCTTTTCGTAGCCGTTGGTGACCTCTTTGAAGTGCTGCGCCGAAACACTCACCCCCAGCTAACCTCCGCAACGCTCTCGTCGGCCTGAGGTCCGGCCTCGATGCACATGCCGTAGCGCAGCGCGTCCGGTGCGTGGTCCTCGGTCTTCTTGCCGTGCAACTTATCCGCCACATCCTCCGGATCGAGCGGATCTCTCACCATTGCGGGTAGAGTGCGCTCCAGGTTGGGGCACGCATTGCGGAAGATACGCAAGCGGGGCGACCCGTCTTCAGGCACAGCAAGTGCGCGGCGGATGATCGACCAACCGGTGCGGCGGTTGTTGAAACCGACCGCAATATTTGTAATGCCGCCACTGGCGTAGACCTGGGCGATGGAGGGCTTGTTCTGCTCGGTCCGCGCATTGAACATCGACGGATCCAGAACATTGGCAATGATGCGCTCATCTCGTGAAGCCTCCGCGATGATCTCGGCCTGCTCCTCGTCGCGCACCTCGGTCGCATACCGCTCGCGGTAGCAATACACCGGCCGCTCGCCCTCCGGATCTCGGGCGAACCACAACGTACACCAGGGTGCGGCGAAGCCATAGTCGGTGGAGGTCCAGCGCGGCCAGTGCTCCGGAATATCGAAGCCGTCGACCACATGCACCTCGGGATTCCACTCGGTGAAGAACATGCCATCCGCCGCCACCCACTGGCCCAATCGCAACCGCTGGTAGAGGTAGCCGGTGAGCGTGTCCAGGGTCTTCAGGTACTGCTCGCCGAACTCGGTCCAGCATCCGAGTGCATGGTCGTAAAGGAGCGGATTGTCTTCATGCCGTGTATCGAGCAGTAGACATTCGCCACGGTCACAGCGCTGCTTGAGCCAGTGATATGGGTCTGCAGGGTTACAGTCAGCAATGATCTGCTGGTAGGAGAGGACTCCGTTCCGCAGTCGGGACACCAGAAGCTCCCAATCCAGTTGATCAAGCTCGGTCGCCTCCTGCACGTAGATCAAATCAAACTCGGTCGACTTGACCTTCTCGGGATCGTCCAGCCCGGCGAGCGCCACGATGGCGCCGTTGGGGTAGCGGTACTCCTGATCCTCGGTCCAGAAGCGCACCCCGCTGGGCTCCGGCAGCACCTTCTTCTCGTAGGTCACCAGCGCCGCCTGGGTCAGCGACTTGCGCACCTTGCGCACGATGGCCGCCCGAATCGGCCGGCGGTAGGCCACGAAGGAGAGCTTCTCCAGCGCCGCCCGCGACTTGCCCGTCCCCGCCGGCCCCGCCAGCAGCACCTCCCGCCCGCGATACTCCATCAACGTCTGGGCAGCCCCAAACGGCATGTACGCGGCCTGCTGCGGCCTGGTTCTAACTATTTCGCCTGTAACCTCAGCGGTCTGCCCAACCAGTGTGTCCCCTCGGCGCGCCCCAGAGCGTTGCGGCCGAAGGCTGGTCGTCACCCTCTAGTGACCCACCACGGTTTGGGCGAGTCTAGCACCCAGGGCGTACAGTGGCGCCATGCCGCAACCCCGAGTGATTAGCAAGAAGCTGCTGCCCGAGCCACCGGTGGCGCCGCCGCCCAGGACCAGACGTATCCCCGAAGAAAAACTGCAGGAGCGCTATCTGGACGCGCTCCCCAAGTTCTTCACCGTGTCTGCGGCGCTGACCGCCGCCGGCGTCAGCCCCCAGCAGCTACGCCGTTGGCGAGAGTCTGATGGCGGCTTCCTGGTAGCCGAGCAGGACGCCCGCAACACAATGGCCGACAAGCTCGAAGCCGAAGCCATCCGGCGCGCCTTCAAAGGCGTGCGCGTCCCCGTCTACCAGGGCGGCCTGCTGGCCGGTCACATCACCCAGTACAGCGATGCCCTGCTCACCCTGCTGCTCAAAGCCCTGCGCCCCGAGAAGTTCCGCGAACGCTCCGAAATCACCATGACCCAGCCCATCGTCAAGGTCGTCGCCGGCTTCGATCCGGCCCAGGCCCTGTAAGAAACAGGCTGATTCCGCTGAATTCCAGGGTGGGTATTTACAAGACGATCGTTTTTTTGTAAGCAACGGCTTGGGGCGACTCGCGCCCGGTAGATGGCCCAAACGCAAAAGTGCATGCGCTGCAAGACGTACTTCAGCGGGTGGGGCTGCCCACGCTGCGACTACCGCTCACCGCTGCCCTT